AAGAACTAGTATTTGAAGCTTGGTTTTAATATCATCATCAAATACTAGTTCTTCGCGTTCGTCATTTAAAAAAGCTTGGCCAACAAGATGTTGGCCTCCCAATATTATTTCTTCATCTGCCATAGTAATAATCCTATGTTGTATATTATTATTTTAAACGGTAGGCTTCCTTCATAGTAGTATTTATAGATACTACGGTATCCTTCAGTGCTTTAAGTTCTGTTATCATACTTGTAGCAGCTTTATCTTCCGACTGAGCAATAACATTAGCCACTGAATTAATTGAGGTTACTGTATTAGAGGCTAGTTGATTAGTAGCACCTATTAATTGTTTTTGTAACTCCATCATAGAATCTATCTTAGATACCATCGTTGTTAATGGTACTATTATATCCTTGTTGTCCTTACCAACGATGGAAGTACTAAGGCTTTGAAGCGCCGTAAGACAACCCATCATAGCATTTAATTTATGAACCATCTCTTGTTCTTGAGCAAACATAGATCCTGCAATGTCTACAAGGGAATTATGAATTTCATCTAATTTGGATACCATAGTTATATTCATAGATTGCAATGTATTCTTAACTATATCTATCATAGTACTCTTCATACTATCTATAGAATAACTTGTTTGTTTGGTGAGAGCGTCTACAGCCTCTATAGTTTTACCGAGGAGCGCTTCCATCCTATCTAATCTAACGTACGTACCTAAGTCCTGATAAGTAGTGATGGTATTATCGGCTCCGCCTTGTTGACCACCAACTGTTATTTCTTTAGCCATTTATTTCACGCTCCTATTATATCCTTACGTGTAATGTAACTAATGCGTGTTTTGTTGTTACATCAGCATTAGCGCATGTAATTCGTATATAAAGAGATGGCATATCAAAACCTATGATAGCCCTGTTATTGTTAACACTTACTGTGTCATATACATACCATTCCTCGCCATCTGGCGAGAGTTCTAACTGAATAGAAAAGTTACCTGTTGTTACTACATAACCTACTACCTTGTTTACATCTCCTACACTTACCACAGCACTTTGAACTGATGAAGAACCATTTACATCTGTATCTATAATACGCTCTGTACGTACTCTAGTTTCTCCACCAAACTCTAATGTCATCTCACCTGTAACCTTGACAATAATACCATCTAAGATAGCTTTAGCAATATTGGTAAGATCCTTACCGCGTAGATCTCCAGATATGGGGTTTAAATGACTTAGATTAGTCCCTGTAATAGGGTCCCAATAATGGGCATATCGAATATGCTTAGGTGCATCTTCATTTAATGCTACTGTTAAGGGAATATGAGGCATATTGCTTGCCCTCCTAGTTAAGCTGTTGTTGCTTCAGCCTTAGCTGAAAGCCTACTGATCGTATCATTCCACTTCTTCATAATTTTATCCATATCATGTTTCTGTTTAGCTTCATCACTCCACCTGCAGCGTGTTGGAATTACATTGGGTGGTTTAATACCATCTATTTTACCTTCAATAACTACTAATACTCCTGTATTTATAGCTACCTTAATACCGCTTAAATCCATTTGATCGTTAAGATCGGATGATACAGGTGAACCAAGAGATAGGTTTGTTTGCGTTAATGTATCAAAATAAGAAGCTGCTGACGGATTATATGGATGTAGTGCTACCTTCATAAAAATTATATCCTCCAAGAAGTTGTAATTTACTTAGGTAGCAGCCAGCTAACATATATCTTGTTTCCTACTAAGAAATAATAGCGATATAAACAAGAAGAACAGGGCTGGAGCAGCCCTGTTCTTCTTTTGCTTCTTAATTATACTTGTTAAACTAATTATATCGTTTTGACGAGAAGAGCAGGATTGTAAGAAGGTTGTAGGGATATATTCTTAGCAACAGATATTGCACGACCTTCATTGAATATACCAGGAGCTCTCCGTTCACGAATACGCATAGACTGAACATCCTTGCGAGGATCTTTGAATTCTTCAATTTCCATATCGGATTTAACTACCCAACATCCAACTGCATTGCGATCAATTAAATACATATCGAATGTTTTATTGATTAGGTCGATAGGCGCAAAAGGTGTAGGGATGACTTCTAGAGGTAATGGTAAGTTTCTAGAGATAACTTCTGCACCATCATTAGCTCTTGCAAAAGCAGTAGGTAACTGGTTAGCACCTACTGATGGTAGTTTCAGATCTCTGATGGGCTTAGCAAGATTCTGTGTAACATGAACAATTTGCTGTCCAAGAGAGCCAAGTATTTCGTTTTTGGCAAATACAGACCATGCTAATGGATGAATAAGTAGTGTGGTGGGTATAAAACCATTTGCATGCATTGCATAGTACATATCAATAAAATCAAATGGGCTCAAGGTATTATTGGGTGAACCTGTTGGACCTACACCTGTAGTATGAGCATCCGTTCCAGGTAAGCTGTTGTCAAATACAACATGACCGAATTTATTAAATTCGTGGAATAACCACTCTTCTTTAAACCGAGCCATAGCTTGACCTGCAGCTTTCATATGAAGACCCACAACATCCCACTGAGCATCTTCAATTAACTCGTCAGAGAGTTCAATCATAAGACCAAACTTACGCACTCTCACATCGAGACTTTGACGATGACGTTGAATATCAAGATAGTCTTGCCTATATTCTCCAAGTTCATCTACAAAATGTGCCCGTAATACACCAATAGAGGGGAACTCTATAGATACACCTTTCTCTAATGTAATCTCAGGAAGCATAGACCCGAGTACGTAAAGGGGTTCCATTGCTTCACGGATAGCACCAATAACTATATTGGGAACTATTACTGCAGCATCAGTTGAAGTTAAAACTTCGTTTATTGTATATCTGCTTGATGGATTAAGAGTATTACGAGACCGCATTTCGAGGTGAGCTTTTACGATCTCATACTTTTCCTCTAGTTTTAGACTATCAATCCTAGACATCTATTATTCTTCCTCCTTCGAGATGACGCTCTCGTATTAACTTAGAAGAAGAGGCGAGCGATTAACTCGCCTCTTCCTTATCTTACAGAGCATTTACTATTATTCTTATTGCACCAATAGATCCTTTAAAGTCTATATTTGTAGGTATACCTGCGACTACTTGTTTGAGAGAGGTATATTTTACGTGGTAGGTTTTAATGGAACTAGCACCAGCAATTAATATTTTACCTTTATATCTTTGAACTGTATAGCGATCATTTTCTCTTAACTGTACACCGTCTTCGTATACTTGTATTTCAGACATCTTTAATATTGGATTAAGAATGTCCAGGTGACGAGCAAGACGATCATGAGTAAGTTTAACCGTACCAAGACCACCATCTACATATAGATTATCTGCTGATGCTAAACCATCTCCAGGATATACACCAACTGATGTAGTAAGATCGACTTCATATACTTCTTTCTGAGACATTACACCGTCGGTTAATCCAGGGATACCATTTGCAGCACGAAGCTGTTCTGGGAATCCATAGAGAGGATCGAAGGGGAACGGCAACGGATAAGTATTATATGAAGGATCTGTGTGCCCTTGCAATCCTGTTAATCCAGGTGAAGGCGGTAGTGGTTGGTTTATGTCGTAGACATTGTAAGCCCAGTTTGATGGATCGAATGCATTCTTTTCGTTGATGGTCTGTACGCTTTCCCACATAACCCATTGCAACCAACCTTCCAATGGTTTTTGTGTATCTAAACCCGTAACTTGACCCATTCTTTGTTCTATTGCATCTACGCCAGATACCCATTTTACGAAGTGACCGACTGTATCTGACTTTACCCAATCACCTTGTACTAAGTTGGGATCTGCACTAGACTCACGAGTTGCGCATGCCCATGCCATTTCTGATGCTAAAGCAACATCTGGTATGTAAGGTATTTCAATGTGAGCTCTCCTTAGTATTGAAGGGAAGTTCCCACGGAACCGTCCAGGAACCACTTGAAAGTAGTTGGTTTGAGCAATACCTAATGGTTTATTGGCTCCATTAGCTAATGTAACAACCGTTCTTGGATATCCTGTGTCAGGATCGGGAGCAACAGGACCAGGATCTCTTACTGCAACTATGCGACCCTTTGTAATTACGATACGCTCAGGTCTGAAGAAAGTACCTGCGAACGGAAATTCTAATATTACTGGTAATGTTGGATCTGTTACGAATCCACTTCCTAAAGAAACACCTTCACCAATAACTAATTTGTTCTGTGTGCGGGGATTTAGAAAAGTTTCCCCTACTGGAAAATTACCACCAATTAAACCCATTTATTATTCCTCCTAAAATTTTGTTCTAGGCACATTCGTTGCTGCATACTAGCTACGTTTGGAGCGGTTTTCAAATTGTCCTAAGAACCACTTTACTTGTTCTAGATCTTCCTTACAACCCTGTTTGGCTCGATCTAGTACATCTCCACTAAGTTCTGGTAACTTAGCTTCTGAAGCAGCCATTGCATTAGCTGTCAATTCGTTATCCGTATCTGCGCTTAATGTTGGATCCTTAACCTCTGGTAGCACAACTTTCTTATTAAGTTCTGCCTTCTCATTCTTTAAGTCATTAAGTGCATCTACTAATGAAGAGGCTTCGCGAGTAAGGTGTTCTTCAAGAGATTGTTCTCTCTCCTCAGGTAATAGCTTGTTGAGTTCTAGCTTTAGTTCTACAACTTGCTCGGCTATACCGTGGTGAACAGATGCCTTAAGTTCATCACGTTCTGTTTTTAACTGCTCTATTTCCTCGATGAGAGCTTGATTTTCTTTCTGTAACTCACTAAAATCTAATTCTAATTGTTTATAAAATTGTTTGGTATCTTCTATGGTTTTATCAATATCGCTGTTCTTAGTAACCACTACTTCTTCTTTTGTTTTTTCTGTAGAAGCTATCTCAGATACAATAGCTTGTTCTTTTTTCATACTTACAATATCATCTTGAAGTGCACATATTGATTTACTAATAGAAGTTAATGCATCACTATATGCTTTCATGTCTTCTTTTGTTATGTAATCGGCTACAACTGCACTTATCTCTTTCACCTCTAAATCACTCTTTTCTATAGTTTCTTTATAAGAAGATAGAAGTGCCTTGGCATGTTTCTTAAGATGAGACAATGCTGAACCCTTCTTATCTCCTAAATCTGTCTTTGGTTGATTAGCGCGGACAAGCGCATTACGAAGGTGCGGTAAATCCACACTGCTATTATCATCTGGACTACTTACTTTTGCTGTGTGATGGGGTAGTTTACGTAAGCTGCGAGGAACCATTTTACCTTCCTTATCTTTCTTACCACCAGGTAATATGGCTGCAAAAGCAGCATCAGGTAAATTGTTTATATATTTACGATCCCATACGGCCTCATTGAGATTGGGGAATTGACTAACTAAAGCTTGTTTAAGACTAACCAATGTTGCTGTAGTCTCATTACTTAACCGTTCTAATAATTCTATAAGTTGCTGTTCGGTAAATAACATAATTATTCTGCCTCCTCGGATTCGTCTGAGGCATCAACATAATCATCTCTATCTAACAACTCCAAGTTTACTGCACTCCACAAATAAGACGCACCTTCTTGATCGCCAAGGTATGTTACATACCTATCTAATGCTTCCATAGGATGATCCTCCTTATAATAGGCTTCACTTAAGCGTAATGACAATAACCTATCTTCCTTGTAATATTCTTTCATTACAGCATCTAGATTAGGATGACGCACTTTAGCTGTGTCATCACTGGGTATATTAACAAATGAAACTTCTGCTATATAAAAGTCGCCTATGCGTCTATACATCATCTTACCACGAGGATCGTCAGGACCTACGGCTTCGCCTTTTGCATTGTAGAAATAACCACGCATATGATCACAAGCTTCATCGCTAGCTATATTGGCTTCACATATAGAACACCTAGCTTCGTTCGTATCTGCACCAATAGATACTGTCAGGTATCGGCCATCTAATATTTTCTGTATTGCTCCTGGGTCTGTAATTCTGGGTACTATCATCATGGGAGCGTTCTTACCCTTTTTATCTCCATCTCCCATATATGCCTGTTCAATTCTACCAAGAGGTTCACTATCTATATCATGATTACGAAGAATAGGTTTGGGTACGGGATGTGTAGCTGAGTATAAGCCACTCTTCTTTTTCTTATCTCCCATAACCTTTTCTAATGGGTAGTATGTATAATTACGCGTAATCTTATCACTATGAATGGCTTCTATTTCGGGGCGCAGCCCCTCACTACCTTTCATACTAGAAGTTGCTGGCATCATACCACCAAGCGAACCTTCATCTGAAGCTTCTAGTAACATAGACGATGACTGGGTTGCCTCATATATCTTAATATAGCGTTCAGGTAATGCCACCTGAAATCTTTCATATATACGAAATAGCTTATGTTTCATATATGACCTCTCTTAGTTAATTTCTACTGCGCATTTACACGCACGATGAAACGGTGGTAAATTATTAAATAATTCACCATAGCTTACTAAAGTCAAGTCCTTATTAGCTAGGGTACTACATACACTACACTCATTGTTTTGTAGTGTATTGATTCTCAAACCCAACTCTCGCGATCTAAGCACTATACCATAGTAGTAACTGCGTTTAACTATATCTATTAAGTACTTAGATTTAGCTTCTATACGTATATGTTTATCTATATACTTATCTAGGCTTTCAGAAGAAAGCCCTCTGTGTTTTGGAATAGCACTATCAATCTCATCGAAGAATGCAGCAAGAACATCACGTATGTAGGAATTCATCCTCATACTCTCTTTAGTAGACATATCTCTATGAGATCCTAGATGGAATGATTCATTGGCAAAATATTTAATATGAGCTTGTAATTTCTCCTTACTTATGTGTGCTGATAGATGAGCTGTGATGGGTGCTCCCACCGTAATTGCATTGCGTATATTATGAGACATCTCTTGTGATATCTTTTCTATTCCACCTATGATTCTATCAAATCCATCTACCGTATCACTTTCTTTTAATTCTTTCTTTATCTTAGGACCAAGACGAACACCGTGTTGATTTTGAGGTTGATTTTTATTATTAGTAGCTGGCGTACCAGCTTTGGCCTTACCTATTTGTTGATCACCTAAGACTACTAATGAAGCTTCTATGTCTTCTCCGCCATATCCAGACCTAGCTAGTCCCTCTGCAACCAACTGAGGTATCTTAACTTTATATGTTCGCATCTTATGTCTTTCATCTTCTTTGATTGGATCCATACCTATAGCTTGGCGCATTTCATCTTCGTCTATCGCATCGTGTTCGTATTTATATATTGTGTGATTTTGGAGTTTAACAAGTAGGTCTGTCTCTATTTCTTCAAATGATAATGCTACCATATTATTTACTGGATCTACATAGAAAGAATAACCGCCTTCTTCGAGAAGCTCTCTAAATACGAAGTGGGTTATATATGTCTCTATAAGCTTCTGATATGACTTTACCTGATCATGCATTTCTGTGGTAAGGGTATCTGATGTACTACGATTAACTGTTTCTCCTAGGCCCATTTGAACGCCTGAAACACCCAATCCTGTGAAGACCCGTTCCCTAAAGTATTTTAGGTAGGGTTCAACATCTAGTGCCTCACCTTGTACTCCAACTACCTTAATATCTGTGCGCTCATTAGTTACCCATGTTGCATCCGATGGAGCTTGATCTAATCGATTCTTCATATCAAGTACTTCTTCTTCAGATGCAAATAGTGTTGGATCATTGGGTAGTCCCACTTTGATTTGCGTAAATGGATAAGTATAACGATATATCAATCTAGCAACGTTCTCTTCTATTTCACGAAGTAATTTTATATCTTCCATAACAGGTATGAGATGACTATTACCCCATGTAAATCCATCTTCTGGATCTGCTTTAATGTGTATAACATCCTTAGGATGGAAGTGAGCTACATTTTCTTTAGTTGACCCTAATACTCTACCAAATTGATATCCATGTCTACTTTGAAGATATGATATAATCTTCCCACGGTCATCTTTAATAGGAGCTACTGTTGCAGGATGAGCTATGAAATATCCTGCTATTGGAAACTTCTCATCGTTTGTTGGTGAAATAGGAATGCGCTTAGGCATGCTTGAGTATTCTGCTCGTTGTTTAACTATAAATACATTACCATACAATACCACGTCTTTAGCTATACGATGTAGGAATATATCTGTTGGTTCTTTGGTGGCATCAGCTAACATCATCAATCTTATACGTAAGTAGTCAACTATCTTGGTATCCTTACCCTTCAAACTCCAACCAGCCTTAAACATAAGATTAACAAATTTGGAAACCGACTGGCGGACATAGCTGTCATTATAGTATGACATCATTATCTGACGCATATCTAAGAATGGGCGATCAACTACCGTACGTGTTCCCTTACCCGTACCATGACCTCTAGCTGTTAAAAAGAAGGCTTGCTGTAATCCGCCTAAAAAAGCAGTTGGATTAGCATAAGCTTGTTCTAATTGTGATGGTGTACTGGAATTGGTTGAAAGAATGTCCTTTATGTTTTTAATTTTCGGAACCATGTAAGATTATACCTCTTCTTCCCCATCATCTAATAATGGGTATGAACCTATCCGTTTTAATAGCAATTTAGGAGAAGATCCTATGGTTGAAGGTGATAATTTTATTAATACTAGACTATCACTTTTAAGATCTCCAGCCAGAATAATATCTGACATAGGGTTAATTATGTATCTAGTAAATACTCGATACAATTCTCTTGCATTATATTCTGGATTAAATCCTATTTTAATTAGATGTTCTATAACTTCATCACTAGGTTCTAGTTTAATCTCTAGTCGTTGAAGTTTTTTATTTAGTTCTTTAAAATACTTGCCTAATATAAGTTTGATCTCCACTTCAGTTAATGGTTTAAAATAAAGCATAGCTGTTAGTCTATTAATTAGTTCTGGTCTAAGTAATGCCTTTATTTCTTTATTAACTGATTTCTCTATATCAACTATGCGATTATTGTTTCTAAATCCAAGTGTTTGATTGTTGCTATAGTTTTTAGAGCCAATATTGGATGTCATAATTATTATTGATTTAGAGAAGTCTGCTTGGGTGCCCGAACCATCTGTAAGAACAGCTTCATCTAGTATCTGAAGAAATAAATCAAAGAAAGTAGGGTGTGCTTTTTCTACTTCATCAAAGAGAATTATAGTACCCTTATCCTTACGTTGTTGCATCATACGTATTAATACTGAACCATTTTCGTGTCCAATATAGCCAGGAGGAGCACCTATTAATCTAGTAGCCATAAATTCTTGAGCATATTCAGAACAGTCTATTTTAATAAGTCCTTCTTTTCCAAATGCATGTTCCGCTAATACCTTTGCAGTTTGTGACTTGCCTGAACCTGTAGGACCAACAAATAAAAAAGCACCTATGGGTTTGTTGGGTTCGTTTAATCCAACTAAATATCTTTTAAAGGTCTGTAGAACAACATCTATTGCATTGTTTTGTCCAAATATGTGATTATTGACTTGGCTTCTTAGGTCGCCATAGAATTTATTTGCATCATAAATTGTATTTAGGAATGGTAGAGAGTTAGGTGATGGCGCTGACATTGTCATAGTAACTCCTTTTAAAGTAGTTTCTAGATAGTTAATCCATAAGCCGTGGAAAAGGACTAGACTGAAATACTCTTTTTTGTTCACCAAATAACTTATTGCCAAATGAAGATAATATGTCTTTAACTGTATTAGACATGTTGAAATCTTTATTTTTTAAACCCTTAAGTTTAGTATTAATAGAATCTAAAGCTCCATGCATTAATCTTTTACTATCCTTATCATGCAGGAAATCATAGCGATTGTCAAATAATTGATTTTTAAGAGCAAATAACCTAGCCATATTTATCATTTTCTCTGTTTGGTATTGATGTACTACTCTGGCTGATGAAGTAATTTGAGAAGCCATCATATTAAAATCTTGGTTAGGTGGAGCTAAATTCAATAAGTCTGTTAAGAAAGATGCGCCAGGTTTCTTTATCTTATCACCCAAAAAAGATATCCCGAGAGCCATCTTAGGATCTATCTCTAGATTACCTACTGTACCAACTACTCTTTGAATATTGCTGTCCCCTATTGGTTCACTTGAGCGCTTAATATCATTAGCTAATGTGATTATACCCATAAGTTGACTAATACCTTGTATAAAACTTGAGATTGACTTAGGACTATCTTTAATTGATTGTAATATAGGAGTAGTCATATTAGCAATCTGTTGTCTTACTACCGCCTTCTTACGAAGGGCTATGTAATTAGATATTGCTATAGCTAGCTTATCCATACCATCGCGCATTACGTTTACATAGTCGGCTATGCCTGGAGGTAATTGAGTACTATGGTATCTATCTAAATCATTTGTATTGCTTAATAGATCGCTTTGTAAAAGAGTAATGATTCCACTTACTGCATTTGCATATACATATAGTTCTATATTTCGTATGCCAAATAGATCTGCATATATCTCAGCATCTATATTGCCTGTAATGTCAGAAGCCCCTTTTTGGAAAGTATTTACTATGGTTTGAGATAGTGGTTGTGTTCTAGTAAGATAATAATTCTTTAGGTCTTGTATGGTTAGAGAACTAATTCCTTGTAGGTAAGTTAGATCTTCGTCTGTAAGATCTAACTCAGATATATTAATTGAGAAGTGAGCAAGAGATAATTCTATATCATTCAATTGTTCATCTAAGATTCCAGCCGTGTCCTTAACAGCATCCTTTAGGTAAATAATCTCTTGAACAGTTGGAATAAATACAAGAGGTAATTCTGCTGCTTGCTCACGCTCACCTAAAGTTTCACCGTCACGTATAGCTGGTGGTGGATGATATGTAATATCAGGAGCAAAACCTAATAATTCCTCATCATTACTCTTAAAGTCATTCATTAGCTACCTCGCGTAAAACTTCTACGTCTTATACCTGAACCACCAAATCTAGATACTGTAGGATTAAAGCTGTCGAATCCCCCTCCTCGCAATCCATACTGATTGGATGGTATAAACCCAGGCGGAGGGGGCTCATAATCTATATTGGTGTTGCGTTTTTGTAATGGTGAGGTTTTGTTTTCAGGTACGCGCTTTAAGATATTGCTAATAGGCTGCATCTCAGCATAAGATTCTACCTTGCCCATATTTAAAAAGTGTTCGGTAATACCATATACTGCTAACATAAGAGCGTCTATGGCATGTTCGTTCTTAGAAGAGAAAATGGGTTGTCCATTTTGGCTCATACGCTTAACTCGATATTCGTTTAACTCTAGGGTCATGAAGTGATCATGAGGACTTAGTATAAGTACTTCGTCATCAAACATCTGAGTTAATCTATTTACCATTAGTGGTTTGATTGGCGTTGATGATCTTACCCTAGTATGCGGATCTAGAATATCTACTGACTGTCCAAAATGTACACCAATTACTTTATCGTGAAGTTTGGTTTCTGGATTCTCCAAACCAACTACTTTTAAGTTTTCTATCTGACCTTCTCCATAACCACGATCACAATAGATATAATCTGGTTGATAGAAATCATTAAGCATAACTATTTTCTTAGTAGCGTTATGTAGGGTATATTCTCCTATTGGTATTTCATGTCTTGCTATTACGCGCATATAATAGTCTTTATCATCATATCTTTCAAACTGCACAACAACTATCTGAGTAGCAGCATGATACTTATCCCAATCTACTCCTATTACGATAGGATGTTCTTTGCTATAAAGCTTAGACATAAGATACCCATAATTAGGATGAGATTTGGGAGAATGAGTATACCATGGTGTATCGCGATTTTTAGCAGTATCTATTTTTTCTTTCTTAAATACCGCAAATGATTCAGAACCAAAATCAGCTAGTTGTTCATGTTCATACCTAACTGGCCCAATGAGCATACGTATCTGCCTATCACGTTCTTCATTCCAATCTGGTATTGCTTCCCAGCAATTATAGTGAAATGATTTGAAGCCTCTGGGTTCTGGATCAACACATGTCTCGTAGTATATACCTCTTTTACCTGATGGAGTAGATGTCATTATAAACCTAATGTCATCTGATTGACCCAAGATAGCTAAAGCTGATGTCATGTCATCATCCGTACAATAGTCTGCTTCTTCTACCCATATTAAATCACCCCACTTACCACGAATACCCATGGCTGCCATTCCCGACTTGGTACCTGCTGTTAAGAATTGTATAACAGCACCGTTTTTAAAACGCAAAAATGCAGGTGCTTTAGCGGGCTTCTCTATACTCTCTTGAAAATCTTTAGAGGTATTTATGAGTGTTAGCATATTCTGATAAATATCATTAAGATGGGTTTCTAGTGGAGCCATCACAATAACTTTGTATCGTTGCTTGCGGGTAGGATCTATGACCTTACCATTAGTAAAACATAACCATAAAACCATCATACATACTAATTCGGTTTTACCACCACGACGTGCTACGCGTAACGCAAAACGTTTAGCATTTGTTGCAACAACTGTTTGTTGCCAATCACGAAGAGTTTTATCGAAAAATTCTTTTGCGAAGAGAGGAAAGGTCTTAAGAACTTCTATATACCTACTGCGTTGTTCTGGAGTAAAACGAGTTATATCTATACCCATATAAATTAATAAGATGCTCCATAAAAAGAATTATAACCAGCACCACCAATAGAACCTGCTCCTGAATATCTTGCTGACATAAGGGCGGCTTCTTGGCCGATAATATTACGAGCATTTAGCTTAGATTGATTTATAGCTGTAAGAGCTCTTGCTCTATTAGTAGCCAAATAGGCATTATCTAATACATCTCTAGGTCCAAAGGTTTGGGCACCAAACATCATAGTGCCTGCAGCTTGTCGCCTGTTGGCTTCCATAGCTGTGCCTGCAGCTGATAAGAAAGGAGCGGCGTGAATTGCTGTCATAGCGGCTGGGTAAAGATACCATAAGGCTTGGGAACCTATTGTTTTAAGAGCTGCTGTAACGGGTTTATCACGCTCTCCCAAGTGAGAGCGATACTCCATAACCCCACCAATACCAACAGCAGTTGCTGGCAACCATTTAGCTTTAAAATGCTTTGCTATACTTGAAATTAAAGACATAGATCGAATCCTCTAAATAACCTTCTAAAGAAACATATAAGCAGCCGCCATTGGAGATATATTAACATCTGGTGTTTTATTTAAACCAAAAACAAGATCTCCTTGAGCACTTGCTTGGAAACGTTGCATAGGAGAATGTCCTCGCACCTCGGCGTACTGTTTAGGATCCACACTAGGATAGTTCATAGCACCAAAAGCAAAAGCTCCTGCTGCTATTCCAAAACCAATAGGTGCTTGATACTTATGGGCAAATTTACCTAAGCTCCAAGCTCCTTGAGCTAAACCCATACCTGTTTGTAGGGTTCCCCTGTTAAACACAGCTCCTGTTACACCCCTAGTAATACCCCATCCTGTACGAGCCCCAAACTTAGTAGTGCTCCATACACCTTTTAATAATGAACCCAATAAACTTGGCATTTGTTATTTTAGCCCTATAATCCTATTGGTCCTCTTGACCTACCTCTTTGAAAGTTCTCTGCGGGACCACCAAAAGCTACTCCACCTAAGTCTCCTAAGGTACCTACGGTAGCACCTAATCCTCGAGCAATAAGATTAGTTCCCATCCAACCTCCACCTAAGCCCATACCTACACCTGCTACTTTGCCAGCAGTAGACATCCCACCCCATGCTTCAGCTATACCACCACCAAAACCACTCATTGAACCACCAACTCTACCTAAAAAAGATGGACTTGCAAGATTACCCATAAGACTAGGCGAACCAGCCCAACCACTTCTCATACCACCAAATCCTGCACCAAACATCCCTGCTCCTTGTTTGATAGCAGCATAAGCTGAAGGGGCATATCTCGTCATATTATTCCATATACTACCAACAAAATTAGGCATGCCTAATCATCCTTTCGAATATCAGTAACTTCAGCATCAAGGGTAAGCAACCGATCAGCTACCTCAGCACCTGTATTACCTGATAGTTGCTTCTTATCAGCTCTCGTAGCTTGTAATAGCCTAAGGATTTCATGTCTACGGCGCATATGCTTATCGCGAATATCTAGTGATGCATTAACTTCTTTCTTAGTGTAAACCTCACTGTTCTTCGTAGCTAGAACAGGAACATCCACTACTTCATATTCAAGAGATAATCTCTTCTCGCATCGCTCGATCATAACCTCTATAGCTACTAACTCCTTCACTAACGTGAAGTCGGCAAAGTGGTCGTCCTTATTTGGATCTATACCAAACTCACGGAGATACCTATCTGTATTGGTCATAACCAATGCTATCTCAGGCACACACCTGTCACCTATGTGTGCCTCTTGTGCCTGCCACGCACCACATATAAGAGCAAAAGGACATTGCTCGCCATTACATAACATGGGTACATTAGCAAACATACCATGAGTACTACGTCGTTGTTGAAGTTCTACTGTTATAGCATCAACCTTACGTTGATCTAAATTCCACTCTCGAGGAAATTTCCATCCAGGAGGAGGAGCTGGAAGCTCCCTATTATTCTTAACTAATGATTCTATATTTGGCTTACGATAATTTCTTCGCATTACAATATCTCCGTTTAATTGATGCATTAGATCCATAGGTTATTAGGTGCTAACTAATTATATACTGTATATGGTTTTTCCGCAACCTTAATGGATTGCTTATTACTGACAGAGATCTCTGTATGTAATATTACATACAGTAATATCTTATAAGAGAACTACTTTTAGTAGTTCTCTGTATTATAATATTACTGACAGTGATGTTATATATATTATATAAAAGAATTAATATATAACATATATTGATCTTTTTGTCAAGTGATCAGGAATGCCATAAATCCATGGGTGAGGTATTAACTTGAGGAATATGTTCTTCCCGCTTACGCTTATTACCCTTACCAGCTTTATCCATGGCTACCGCTTGAACTTTGCTTTTACCTGATCTAATTAACTCAGCTTAACTCAGTAATGTTATCTGCAATAGTTTGTTTGCTAGATCCTTTCTTAAGGGGTATAGATCTAATACCTCTTTCTGCTTTCCATTTTCCGATCATCGAATCGTCTAGGATGTGGTCTCCTGTATATGCCTCAGGAAACAGCTCTAATTGGTCATATAGCGCAGAAGTTACTCCAAGTTGGTCTAAGATACCTGTCACCTCTAACTCATGTGTTTTAGGCCCATCTGAGATGATAATACATACATAGGTTATACTATCCAAGAACTATTTGTCCATCGATCTAGAATAGTCATCGTACCTGGTTGAAATTTCTCAGCGTAAGCTACAGCATCATTACTGGTATCAAAGATGTGCCTAATAGGATTATTTATGCTACCTACTTCAAATCTACCTTCGGTAATAAATACCTTATCCACCGCCGTTAGGAACGGCGATACCTTATTAGGTAAATCATTATATTTATTACTTCTAATGTTTGGTACTATCATCAGGTGTACTCCCTTGGACATCAGTTGTTATATCTCCCCACCCTAACTTGTTAGGGTAATATACCTTTTGGATCGAAGCCAGTATTTGATCACCACTTAAGTTACGGGGGAAGGCAATACCTTCCCTGTTGTATATTGGGGGATACTCTATCTTAGCTAATCTAATGTTTCCTCTGCACATCCATATCTCTTTTGTTAATTCGGGGAAACCATCGTCAATAGATTCATTGAGAATAAGTTGTCCGTTATAACAACACCATCTTTCAAGCAAGGTTACTATTTCTTGGAATATTCATGATATATACCTCTTGTTAGATATAAAAGCTGTTAAAGCCCTGGCGAAAGCTAAATAAGAGAAGGTTCCACTAAAAATTTTAGAAGGCTTCTTAAAGCTAGGGGTAATTACCCCTAGCTTCCAGTACCCACCCCTTCCCCTACGATGTGTTCTAGGCTCATTTATTTGCTTGTGGTGCGAGCAGGTAACCCCGTTAGGGTGAGTGTATGTGTGTGTGGGTGGTAATGCAGATAATATCACAGGGGATTTATCGTTTGGTGCCCCACCCCCCCCTGTGAACTATGTGGCTGAAAGGAGGTGAAATATATGATATTTGAACTTTGGATTTGTGTCGCCTATTGTTGGGCGATACTGAACGCTGAGTTCGCAACCATAGAGTAATCTATGGTTGCGGGCTTAACCCCAACCACGGGGTGTAGGTGGGAGGTGGCTTGCGACACCGATGATGAGGTCTATGTAAGACCTGACCGTGAGGCAGGCTGTAGATGAAAGGAGTATAATATGAGTATTTGTAAAGGTAGAGAGCTTTACGACGCCATCATGGAATGGTGTCAGAACCCGCCCGCGGGGTTCACTGGATGGGTAGGCTATGCCTACCCGTCCAGCTGCGCAGCGTGCGCAGCTGAAAAGATTGAATGCACGAGTTTTTACATTCACAGTAACCTCGGCCAGTGCGTTAATGTTGTAATAAAGGGGAAGGAGGATCTCGGCGCATTCTACGCCGAGGTCTCTGAGTAAAGTAAGTTGGGGGGAAGGGAGAGCTTACAAGCTCTCCCTTCCCCTTTTTTGCACCCACCAAGTGGGTGACATTACGCCGCTTAACAGCGGCAGAAAGTAGGTATTATATGATGAGTTTTGAAAGTTGGATCGAAAAGAGATACTCGGGTTGGGAACCCGAGTTAGTCTGGGGGCTTTTGGACAAGCTCCCAGAGTATGTCTGGGAGTTACGCTCGCGATATCATCGCGAGCAGCTTTCAGAAGCTGTTCGCCTTCGAAAGGAGGTGAGCAAATGATCAGGGACCTGATTGATGAGTTGTACCTGGAGGCAGCCCCTTGCTGGGGCTGCCTCCAGCAGGTAGACCAGGACTATGAGTCCTGGTCGGAAGACCTCGTTCTTACGGACGAGGATATCAACGCGATGTACGATGAGTACATCGCGCGAAAGGAGGGATAGTTAGGACTGAGCTTACGAGGTAGTGACCGCCTCGTTAAATAATGGTCACGAGAAAGAGAGGTGAGTAAATATGTTAAGGTTGTTAATTTGTATTTTTATAGCAGTACTAGGTTGGTTCCTTCGAAAGAAGGACAACCTAATTGGTACCACCCTCTTATGGGTGGGGTTGGTGGGAGCAGCTTGTGTGCTGCTCCCATGGTTGGGAGGAGTGCTTGTAGTACTCCTCCTATTAGGAGGAGCAGGGTTTGTTGTTGATATATGCAGCAAGCGGTAGCTTGCTAGATTAGAAAGGAGGGATATTAATGGAATACTTGTTTAAGTTCGTGCGCTGTCAGTACAGCGCACGAATGATGTTTATCACTAACCCAGAATGGGTTAGTGATCTAGGATACAACCCTGAAGTAATAAAGGGTTGTATCCTGAAAGCAATCTGGGCACTTTATTTGCCCAGATTGTATGATGGAGCCCTAATAAGATGTGACTGGATATGGTATCTAAGTCACGTCTCAACAAACAACTAAAGAAAGGAGGTGAAATATGAGAATATTATCATCAACTTCTATGGTGGAAGTTGATGATATAGACTTCTGCACTGTATGTGGAGAAGTAGGTCTCCTGACATCTTGTCAGGAGATGGGCGTATGCGTTGATTGTGCATACGATTGGGGGTGGGTAATAGCCTGCCCCCTGGAAGACGACTACGAGGATTACTCGTAGTCTTCGGAGCGGTAGAGGCTTGTTTAGCTCTACCGCTCCCCTTTTTCCTCCCAACAGGGGTGCTTCGCACCCCCCTCCCTACTTCCTCTTACCTCAAGCCTTCGGCTCCCCTTGTCTATTCCTATTCCAACCTACCCTTATCTACTACGCCTTCGGCGCCCAACGTTGATAATACAACATCCGTTTGAAAAACCACATCCAATAGCCACGCCAGTTTTTGACCACGTAGCAGAGCCATTTTTTGCCTGTCCTTTAGATGTCGTTCCCTGTAGCTGAGGTAGTCTCAAGTCAATGGTAGAGCCATTCTTAAAAACCACCTTATTGGTACTCATCTCTCAAAAACAAATGGCTTTAATCCAGGGTTTTCTTTCAAGGCTTATATAGGGAGTTATTTTATGCCTCATATATAACCCTTAAAGAACCTCTTAGTGCTCCCATCAGGGGCCTTCGGCCCCTCTTCCCTATCCAACTTAACCTTATAGTATAAGTTGATAGCCTATACATGAGGATACTATTCCCCCCCACTAACCTTGATGTTGTAATAATAGTGTCCCGACCAGAGGGGCTAAACCCCCTCTGCTCTCCAGCTACAACACCTAAAAGAGGGAGGGGAGGTGCCACCATCAACTCGCCTCCTCGAGCCCCCCTCTTTAGCTTCCCTCTGTCTCATGCCTCTTTCTTCCCCTTACTTCTCCTCATCTCTTTACCTCTTTCTTTTAGTCAGCAGCTGCCTGCTGCCTTAAAAAGCAAAGCACATGGGGCAGACATTGTCAAGACAAACAGCGTATCTTGACAATTCAGTTCCTTGTCTGCCCCATGTGCACCTACAATATCCAAGGCAGCAGGCATCTAGCTGCTGCCAAAAGGAGGTAAAAAAATGAGCTTTATAGAAGTTAAAGGGAAAAAAGAAGCGAGCCTTATCGGGCTCGCTAAGGGTTTATTGGCTCGCCCTTTGGGCGAGCTAATAGAAAGATTTAATGCTGAGAAAGGGAGCGTAAGCTCTCCTGTAATTATTACAGGAGAGCTGGCTGAGATCTTTGATCTCAGCCCAGATGCGTGCGTCTGGACTGGGATCGGACTTGGTCCCAGGGACACGGGGAACCCGTCCCCGTGGATTACAATAAAGGACGGTGAAGAGTTCAAACTCTACACCGTCCAGTTTGGACGGTACGGAGGAGCTCGCGTGAGTGAGCTCCTCCAGGAGCCTAAAAAGGCTCCTGGAAAAATCAAGCCTAGTTTCTAGGCTTGATTTAGCCGAGGGCATTAGCCCTCGGCTTTTTAATTCAAAAAAAAAAAAAGAAAGAAGGCGTAAAGTTTCAATCCCTTACTGATCAGGTCTCATTTTTCTACTTTTTCTACGGAAGATGAGAGTGGGCGGGTAGGATATCTACCACCTGCCCTTTTCTGTTCGTGGGGAAGATAAGTCTGTGGATGACAGGGTGTTTTGCATACGGTGTGCAAGCATCCTGTTATGTATCTTGGTAAGACCACCTAAGTTTGTATTGTTTAGGTGGATATTATGGATAAAGAAAGGAAGTGTAAATATGTTTATTAATATCAGCAACCACCCATATGGGAAATGGTCAATAGAACAAAGAGAAGGGGTAAAAGGGGATATATTAGATATGCCGTTTCCGCAAGTTGACCCCTCCTTAGACAAGGAGGGGATTAGTAAGTTAGCTATGGATATGATGTATCAGATAGGAGAGATCCTTGATATTAAGGGGTTATCCCCCTCTCAAGTAATCCTCCATGTAATGGGGGAACAATCGTTATTTTATACTTTAACTCATATGTGTAAAGAGTTAGGGTATAAAGTAGTAGTATCTACCTCCCGCCGCGAGGCGGTAGAGAAAATATTGACGGATGGTACGGTCGAAAAGACCGCCATCTTTAAATTTATTCAATTTAGGGAGGTGTAGAAGTATGATAAAAAGCAAAATTAGATATTTTGAAACGGTCTCCGAAGAGGAGATCGTTCGTCACGAGCTCCATCAGAAGCTCGCTCAGGGGTATGTATTATCCCCTGAAGAACAGGGGATGTTGGAGGAAAGGTTTGATCATCTTCGGCTTCCAGCCGAAGATAAGTTTAATAAGGTGGTTGGTGCGCTCGAACAGGAGCGCACAAAAAGAAAGGATATGTGGTAAAACAATGAATTTATATGAAGTTACAATAGTTTATCCTGTAACATTTACGGTAAAAGCAAATAATTTTTCATCTGCAGAAAGTATTGCTCTTGAATACTCTGATAGAGTATTTGAATCTTCTTCAATATCTCCAGTTCTCTCGTCTATAAACATTTCTGAAAAAGAAGGGAAGGGTATCAATGAATAAATTAAGTTTCAATCCCTTATTAATCAGGTCTCATTTTTCTACTGTTGATGGTGCTGTTAACGGAAGAATAGGAGGTTAAATCATGAAATGGTTAGTACCTTTATTATTCGTAGTGATGGGTTGGTTGATATTGAAGATAGGAGGTAAAGATGATCCTCTTGGGAAAGGGATAGGAATATTTATGTTAATAGTGGGATGTATTATGTTTGGGTGGATTATTTGCCCCCACCTAGTACTTCTAGTACTAGGTATACTGATAATAGCGGGTATGTATAAAGCGATTCAAAATATATTAGGTTCTGTTTCAAGAAAGGGTGGTGTATAAGACATGCTTTGTGAGATTTGCGCGATAGGTGAGGTTTTTTCTAACAATATATGTATGGATTGTTATGAAGGATTTAAGGGAATTTGTATTATGTGTGATAATAAGTTGAAAGGAGAGTATGATATAGGTGCTTGTGAAGAATGTAGGTATGAGACCGCCAAACAACTGTCTCCCACTAGACAGACAGATATGGCAGAGAAAGCAGAGAAAAAGGAGGAATAGATCATGTTAACAGCTGATAAACAGGCAGAAGCAATATTACTGATGGAACATACTAAGTTGGGGCATATAGTATTAACCATAGAATGTTCCAACGGCAACCATATAGGTCTAGTATTGCTAGAAGGTAGCCAGTGGATACTTGATCGTAAGCTGGCACAGGTTCATGATTTAGAGCATAAT